CAGATACTGTTAGACTTGTATAATTGTAACTCTTTGATATACAACGAGTTACATAATAAAACTGATATTGAATATTACAATAGTTTAAGTACACATTATAGTAATTTTATGAGTAATTTTGATGCTAGAACAGTAAAAAAAGAAATAAAAGTAAATAAAAAATTAGAAAATATACAAATACAAACTATAAAAAAACAAAAAACAAACAAAGTAGAACAAATAGAAATACAAAAAGTAAAAAGAATACTACAAAAATATACAAATAATACAAATATAACTGAAGAAGATAAAAGAATACTACAAAAAATAAAACAAAGAGAGAGATGCAGAAAGTACTACATTAAAAAAAGAAAAGAAGAAAACAAGACATATAAGAGTTACAAATACAATAAAACAATAGAAACTTTACTAAAACAACATAATATACACGTATAATTAGTGATTCACATTAGTCATTCACCGATTATTTTTATACGTTCGTCTATAAATTTAATACGTTTATCGAAAAGTTGTAAAAAAAGTATAAAAATACTTGCAAAATCGCGAAATTGACTTTAACTTTGTTATATATAAAGTATAAAAAAAACACCACAACACCACAACACCATGGAAAACATCACCACCACCACCACCACCACTACTAACAAGATATTTACACATACAGTAAGAGATGTTGTAACTATCAACTTCACATTAGAGCGTGATGTATTTATTAAAATATACAGTAAAAAAGGTTGTACCAAAAGATGGTTCGGATGGCATTACGATATTAACATTTTGAGAGAAGTATTAGATGCCAACAACATCAAATATGAAGTTGTAAAAATAGAAGAATAAAAAAAAAACTTGTAAAAAAAGTATAAAAATACTTGCAAAATCAAAAAATCGACTTTATATTTGTTATATATAAAGTATAAAAAAACACCACAACACCACAACACTATGGAAACCACCAACACCACCACAACCAAAACTCACACTTACACTACAAACAGTGTAATGACACAAACAATTAAAAATGACTGTGTAAACTTCGAAATGAAGAAAAAAGAAGTTACAATAACAGTTAATGATATAAAAGTAAAAGATGTAATCGATTTTTTGGAATTGAACTACACTAATATGTTTACTGTTGATTGTACAAAAACATACACAAATGAAGTAGTAGATATCGAAAATGTAAAAAATGACAAAATTGTTGATTTAGATGATATTTATATTAACGAAAACACAAAAGAAATACAAAAACAAAAAATTGAAAACAATGTTTGTGTTATAAACAGTAAAATAATACAAATAGTAAGTACTGTTAATAACTACAACACAGTAAATATAAACTTTACTAAAACAACAAAAAAACAAATAAGAAAGATACAAGATAACATAGTTAACTACTTATTAGAAAAAAGTGTAGTTGTAACAGAAGAAGAAAAAGACACGTTTTTTAATGTAAATGTAGAAAAAACACTATATGTTAAATTTGTCGACGATATTTTTTGTAATTTTTTGAGAGAAAATGAAATGATAAACTACGCTTTTGACTATAATTTCTCAAAAAATGAATTTTTAAGTACAACTGTAAAACTAAATACGTTTGAAGAACTAAATAAATTTATAAAAAAACACAAGATAAAAGATGTAAAGTATATACATTTCGGATATCAGTTTGATTCTTTACAAAAATGTATGAGACATATATTAAACAAAAGTAAAATTAACGAAATACAAGACCCTATTCTTGTAAAATATTTAGACTACAATCTTAAACAAGTACTTTAATAAACCAAAATAAAAAAAAAAATGGAGAACACTATGGAAAATACAGTTAAAACACAAACACAAACACAAACAGAAAAAGTAGTTATTGTATACACACAAAAAAACGAAGATTACTATAACGAATACTTAGCAAAAATGAAAGAAGATGAAGAACTAGATAACGAGTTTGTGTGTTTAGAGTAAAAAATGGGGATTGTATTATTTTCATATTTGAGAAAAGGGAGCTGAAAAGCTCCCTTTTTTTATTCTTCTATTCTTGTTTTGAGAGATTGTATCGCGATTCTCAACTCTATCAAAATATCATTCTGTTTCTCGACATTATTTTCTAATTTTTGTATTGTCGTCTGTAATCGCGTTAAATCATTATTTACAATATTTCTTTGATCCGATATAGCTTCAGTCAATTGTTCTTGTTGTAACTCCATTTTCGATATTTTATTCTGCATTTGATACCAAATACGTAATAATGTTGCAGCTTGTGCTATTAAAAAGAATAATATAGAGTTGTCCCATGTGATTTCCATTTTTGTGATAAATATACTTTTTTATATAATTATATATTTTTAATACTTAAAAATTCGTTTTTTTGATTTGTTTTATAACATCCCATTTCAATTTTTTAATAATACAATAAATATAAAGTGTACGCTGTATACTGTACCAAGCGCGACTATCATAACCCCAGCTCGTAACATCTAATGTTTTATCTAACCATTCAAAATATTCTAAAAAAATATCTTTTTTCATAAAAAATTGGTCTCCAATACACCAAATTTTATCTTTTGTCTTAATATTACTTTCTATTCTACTCTCACTTATACTTTTTGTCAAAAAAAATAAATATTCTGGTCTATTGTTAAATTTAGAAATATACATAGTGTTAGTAACTAACACATCAGAATCTAGTTTTTCAAACAATAAATTTCTGTAAAACTGTACATCGTCTTCATATGTGTTATCTGTTTGTAAAAAAGATATGTGTGTAGTATCATCATCAATTAAATTATTTTTTACAACAGCAAAAAATGCTGTATAATTTTTTAGTATATCGTTTTTGTCTTCAATGTTAAAATGTAAATCTTTACAAATTATAACATTTTTTAACTTTTTAAGTCCGTGGGAATTTTGATTACTTACATATAGTATTTTACAGTTATCCCAAAATTTTATATACTTTTCGTAATGCTGTAAAATGTATTTTTTGTCTGAACTTATAATAAATGTTTGATGTTTCATATTTGTATTCATATTTTTTTTTAGTATCTCGAATTTTTTGGTAGTTTTGGACTAAACAAAATAGTATCTAATGTTCTGTGTTGTTTATCAACACATTCACAATTGACAGATTTTTTAAATTCTGGATAGTCTTCTATATTATCATTTAAAAATTTTACAAGTTTAATAATAAAAGACTGTAGTATACTCTCACTGCTTTTTTTAACATATAGCATGTCGTCTAAATTTGTAGTATTAGCAGTATCGCTTGTAAGTTGGACAACCCCCTGTTCCCTCGTCTTAAAATGCAAAAATGGCAAAGTTTGTATATAAACACTAAAACTTATAACATATTTTAAGTGTTCTTTTATCAATTTATCAATTTCTGGTGTTACAGTACTACTTAACTCATTTTGTATTCTGTTGTATAAGTCTTCCCCTAGAATTTCATACACTTGTACTAATTGAGTAGTACGATTACACTTATCAATAATTGTTTCATCAACATTATTTGAAAAGGGAGCTGTCTCTTTTATTGTATTATTACTTACTATCAGATTCATTTTCTTGTAAATTTTTTGGATTTTTGAATTTAAATTGAGCGGTTGTATTTAGAAAAGGTAACAGACTGTTAACTTCAGTCTCAATTATTTTTCTAATAGGTAAAATTACGGATTCCATAAACAATTTTTTCCCTTCGACTATAGTACTACCATCGCCACTCAATGTCGAACCAGAAGGTAGACCCAAAATTGTGGGTGATGAAACTTCGTGTGCCATTATAATGTCTTGTCTAATTGTATTAAGTAAAGGGGTAACATCTCTTTCCCCCGGGTTATTAGAGAAAGGTATAAAATTTACAGGATTATCCTTATCTCCGTTCACAATTAAGAGTTTACCAGCATTTCCAGAACCTACAAATTCATCCGCAAACTCTTTTTTGATGCTATTTGTGGTTGTTTTGCTCATTTCTATCGGTAGTTGAAGGACACCATTTGGCGTGAACGAGTTCAAAATTAAGTTTTTAGTAAAGTTTATAAGTTCAATTTCTGTTAGAATACTATTGTAAGCGGAAAAATAGGAAGGTAATGGATAGTAAGTGCTTACAGGATTATACATTTTATAGTAAAATACTGTATTGTTTTTTTGATATTCGTAATTAAATTTACTTATAAAAATAGGCTTATGCTTATATGTTGCTTTTGTCCAATCCGAGCTATACCAATACCCGGTATCGTAATTGTTATTTTCATTTTTTTTAGTGTCCATACCAGCTCTAAGCGTTTGAAAATTGATATGTACCATGTCCCCTAAAAAATTATAATATTCTAGTGGAATCATCTCAATTGCGAATCCACCAAATAAAATTAGGTCTGTTGCGATTTTACGTATAAATAATTCTATACCATTCCCATTGTCGATATTGTCAGCAATTTTAGCGTTATCAAATTCGATGCCGTCTTGCATTATCATATCGACTTTTTTATTTACGATGCTCGAATGAATAGGACTGTTTATATACAAATCTGTTAATCGTTGGGGGAGTAAATTATCAAAATCGTAAGGGACATAACCTCTACCCAGCAATTCTCCGGATAAATCGGGGGTGTAAGTATTAGTGTTACTTACATTTACAAACTTAAAATCGTTACTTATCATATTAGTATGTATACTAAATGTTAATAAAAGTGTGTGTAATGTTTATATAATGTTTATATAATGTTATATAATCATCCAATCATTTAATGTAGCTACATATATTAGTTTTATACTAGTCTTATTACCAGTTAAAATGTAAGGACTCGCTACTAAATTTATTGTTTCGGTATTGTGTGCGTTTATATCTAAATTACCCCCGTCACTTTTTTTGATAATTATAACTCGTCCGTCCTGTGGGTCTTCGGGGAGAACTAAAACTGGTATATTAGTTGCATTTATAATTAAAAGATATTCGTCTTGGTCTAAACTTATAAAAGAAGCAGTAAAATTTGTTACATCTTTAGTTTTTACGTGTACAGGGGTAGCTAATTTTAATCCTTTTTCGTCTAAAATTAAACTATTATTAAAATTAGATGTGTTAAAATCTGAAACTTCTAAAACAATAGAAGCTGTATCAGCAAAATCTTCACATTTTTTTTGTATTCTAGCTAACACATTTGTACTAGAAATAACACAATCATCTGTAATTTCGTTTAAAAATTTCGAAATTGAACGACTATAATTAGTAGTATCTAACAGTAAAGTTTCTGTAATTCCAGCTTGTGCGGGCGTAAATGAGTCTTCTATACCTACACGTTTGTAATAATTAAAATTATTACTTGTATCTGCAACTGTTTGTATAATAGATGTTGCTCCTTCTGCTGTATCGGGTCCAACGTAATTTAAATTGTTAACTGTGTGTGAACCAAATATCATTTGGTAACCTGCGCTTGTACCGTTTCCACTTTGTGTGTAAAATACTTCTCCTGTGGGTTCCCACGCAATATTATTCCAAAATAAAGTATCCCCCTTAAATGTCCCAGGTTGAACAGGCGTGTTAACATTATTGTTATTATTATTTAACACGTTAACAGCAGTTATAGTATACCCACCCGTTTGGTCTGCGTTTGGCGATGCACTTATTTCCAAAACTTTTAAGTGTCCAGTAGGGATTGCAGGCGCTACAGGGTTTGGGGATGGTACACCAACAGTATAAACTACTGTGTTTGTCGGACTAAGCGATATAATATCAATCCGAGGGTCGTTTATATCACCCGGAGACAAAATTATATTTCCCGCATTTGCGATATTATAAACGACAGCGTTAATTTGATAAGTGCCACTTGTGTATAGAATGCGATTCGCATTTGGACTAACATCTAAACTAAAATTGAGTCCAGATACGATACCATCTAAAAAATAAGGAATGTTAACATCTACAATTGTATTATCATTTTTTGTCAGTCTTAATATACCATTAGACGGGATTGTTGCAGATACAACAGAGTCATCAATCAAATTAGCATGTTGATTGATGGCGGGGATGATTTCGCAAGGGGTAGTAATTTGGTCGGCTGCCATTTTTTATTTGGTTAATTTTGGTTTTGTAAAGAATCTAAGAATTGAGAATACTCGGAAGCAGAATAATATATTGTACCTCCAGCATTTTCAATTTCTTCAATTTGTTTTTGAGAGAATTGTATCTCTTCTAATTGTATATAGTCTTGTGTAACAATTTTAACAGTATAATGTTCTGCCAAAATTGAATTTGTGTTTGGAATATGTGCGTAGTTTGATGTCATTTTTTAAGGTAAAAGGTTACAAAGTTGTTCGGGTGTTAGAAAACATAGCTCTGTTGCAGTCAAATCACATAAACTAAAAATCAAATTAGGTGTTATGTATGTGTTAATATATTCTAAACTTACTTCTCTTACTAAATATCTTTGTGTTAATTTAGTTAACACTGTCATTATATTTCCTTCTTCATTATTTCCAAGATTTGCGTCGACTGTAGTAACTGTACCACCCCATTCCCCTATGAGGAACCAATTTAAATTACTATCTTGTATTAAATATATTACGTTTTTTATATTTAGTATACTCTCTACTAAATCTCGCGTTGTTTGCTGTTGAGAAGATAAACTAAAGTTTACTTCTATATTGTACAAATCCTCATTTTCTACTTTTTTTTGTGTAAAAAAACTATTATTATGTATATGTTGTACTTCTGTCCAAAAATTCTGTATGCCATTATGTCCAACTATTTTACCAAATTGATTTTGAGATGTCTCTTCTAACAAAAAATGTTCCCCAAAATACTCCCTGTCACTTACAAATAGTCTATTTATTGTTCCAACTGCAACAATACAAGGCTGAGTAACACTATTTGGATTAGTAAATGTATTATTTATCTGTTTGTTAAATCTCATTAAATATACCCTCCATTTGTGTTATTGTTAATAGAGTCGCCAACTTTTAACAACTCTCTAAATAATATATCGTTATTATAAACAAATCGTAATTCATACTCGCCTTCATTTATAAATACTATTCCGTTACTCAAATCCTCATCATTCAAATTTTCTGTTATTTCTAGTAAAAATAATACCCATTTTTCGTATTCAGTTACACTATTTAATGTAACAATTTTTAAGATTTCTGGGTTTTTTTGAGTTACTATGTGTAATGCTATATTACTATATATTAAGTTTTGGAAAGACAAGTTGTCCTTCCAAACGGGTAACTGATTTACAGTATTAGTATAAGTTTGTAACATAAGTATATTAGTATGTATAGTATTAAATAAAAAAAGTGTGCTCAGTTACGAACACACTTTTAGAGTTATGAATACAAATAAAAGTTGAAAAATCTTAAAATTAAGGAGCTACAGGCATAGTTGTAATATAAGTAGATTCTACCGCCCTAGCAAAACCTTGCTCACCTCTTGTGAGCGTGATAGTTGTACCTGCAACATCTGTTTGTGTAGTACCAGAATTTTTGTCAAATTCGCTTGCACGAAGACCCAAAGTCTCACCAAATAGTCTCCAAACACCAGAGGAATCTTGTACTAGTACAACAAGTCCCTTAGAGTTTTTAACTTCTGTAAGAAAAGATGCTACTTCCATCGCCGCATTTTCTAAATCTAAATCGTCTCCCAACTGGGCAACTTGGAAAGTAACGCTTTGATTTATAAATTTAGATATAGGCGAACCCAGAGTCTCCGAGGTTACTAAAGTATCGTCATAAACGACAACTTTAAACCAAGTATCGGAAGGGGTTGTAAGTGTAACGGAATTTATTACCGCAATGGGTGTAGGGGAAGGGGAAGCGTCCACGTAAGCGCTAACTTTCTCTCTATCAATAAGATACAGAATACTCTTGTTACCACCGGGGGTAGAACGAGCGCAGTTTTGGTCGAGACCACTTGTTAAAAGGCAACTCATATATATGTTTTTTTTGTTCTTTTTTTAAGCTTATAAAAGAGGGGAACTTAATCCCCCCTTGTCCTAAGCGAATGTTTTTTTAGATACCGTACACTGCGATGTCAGCACCGTGGCGATAACCTACACCAAATCTTGTTTTGATTCTCATACGGACGTTGTCGTTAAAAGCGTCACTTATACTCATATCTGTGATATTTACAGTAGTTTCATCTGATTTTGCGCTGTAAACAACACCTAAATTGTCCGAATAAGTTGCGAACATGGTGTTATCTGGCAGTGCAGTTATAGCTACAACTTCTATTCCCAAATAAGCAACTCTAGTTACACCGCTAGTCGGATCGAATTGGAAAGTACCAACACCGGAACCCGCTTGTGTTACTTTAAACAGGTAGGCATCCATAACGTTTTGCGCTACAGCTATTTTCAGACCACTTTTTTTAGAAGACCCTTTTAGTTTCTTGCTAATTTGTAAGTAAAGTCTGTTCATCTCAGCGAGCACATTAGACTCTGTAATCGCTACTGGAGATGTAACTTTTTGTACAGATGCATCATTTTCCCACAATTTCAGATAACCATCACACAGATCCAGCGAAGTGTTAGTCGTACCTTCACTATCGCCATTTATTATAATGTTATCAACTTTTTGTTTAGCTACCTCGATAAACAAATCTAATGCAGCGTTAATAAAATCAGTCTGAGTTATTTTTTCACTATTGAAACTCTCATTTCCGTAAAGTGCTTCGAGAGCTGTATCCACTAAATCGTTGTGACAAAGTTGAGCAGTCAATTGTACAGCACACAAATTAGTTTCGTTTTGTTTTAGTGTAATGTTACCAACCTCGTCTGTTTGACACTCGTAAGCAGACATATCCATATTAGTTGACAGGTCGTGCCATACGTAAGTGCTTCGGAATGAAGGGATTACACGAGCACCGAAGGTTTCAACCAAGTAGTTACCGGAAAAAATAGGTATAACAATCTCATCCAGCGCAACCTTTCCGGCATAATCGATATTTGTTTTTAGTAAAGCCATAATATTTTTTTGTTTTTTTTGTTTTTTGTGATTATTTGTTGTTTTTTCTTGCTTTTCTAGCTAGCATAATGTCTTCAAAAGAAGGCTCACTAGATTTGTTTTTGTTTTGAGTAGAGAAGTTAGTAGTAGTCTGTACAGAGTTACTCTTAATACCTTTCAAATTTTCAAATTCAGACTTCATTTGAGAAAACATAGTCATCATTTGTGCTTTCATTTCTTTTACTTCTTCCTTAACTTTCTCAAAATCAGCGGGATTCTCTACTTCAGCTTCTGGACTCTCGCTTGGTTCGGTTGTTTCGGACTCAGCAACAGCAGGGGTAAACATAAGTTCACCAACTACATTACCTTCTGCGTCCATAACCTTCAAAGGCTCGGTCAAAATAGAAGCAGGCAGGTTTATTATAGTCCCGTCACCTAGAACAAAAGTTGCAACTTCTTGCATTTCTTGTTCGTTTTTGTCTTTTTCTTTGTCTTTTTCTTCTTCTTGTTGTGTTTCTTCACTCATAAAAGTTCGAAACTTCTTGTATAAATCTTCAAAGTTCATATTGTTTTTTTCTAATTTTTGGTTTAGGTTTTTGATTTCCTCGTCGGAAAGTTTTTTATGTAAAAAATGAGAAAACATCTCATAAAACATACTCATATCACGTTCGTCTTTTTTATCTGTAACGTCTACTATTTGTATTTGTTCTTCCACCGCTTCAAAATCTCCCTCCAAACTGAAACCAGTTACTTTCCCACTCTCTATATAGTCTGTCCAGTACTGTTTATCTTCGATTTTCATCGTAATCATCCACGTTCCACGTGGAACATTAAATCCAAGCGCTTTACTTTTGTCTGTTTCGGGGTCTTCAACTATCCAGCTTTCTACTATGTAGTTATTATTTAGTTGTACTTTGTGCTCGTGCGTACTTTCTGTGTGTTTATTGTACTTAAAAAAGTTGTTTCTACTGTTAATAACATCTTCTTCTGTAAAATATACAAAAAATATCTTGTTTTCTTTGTCGTACCTTGGGATATCCATATTTGGAACCATCAATGGACCGGTCAATTCGTACTTTACTTTATCTTTTGTAAAATTAAACTCCCTTACTTCACTCGAAAATTTCTGAAAACCGATTTCGATTGCTGGACTTTTGACCATGCTAGTCGCAAAAACTCCTTTGTTTTTTTTATTTACTTTCAAACGAAACAGTCTCATATTATTATATATAAATTATATGTAAAAAAGTGTTAAATGTGTTAATTAGTTACAAAGTTGCGCGACTTTGAGCACGTAATACACTATCTTTTACTCTATCTATACTCTCAACACTCACGACAATTTCTGGAATTTGTGCTTGTTGATTAGTAATGTTAGTAATGTTATTTGTTGTTCCGCCAACTAATCCACCATCACTATACCCTTTTAATCGCATATTTTCGAGTTGGGAAACAAACATATTTCCGATTGGATTTTGTAAAATTGTTGCAGGTACAACATACTCACCTGCGTGTACAATACCAGCAGGCTCATATTTTCCACCTTTTTTAGTATAACCCCCTTCCGCAAACTGAGGTAAGGGTGTTGCTAAAGCGGTTGCTAACTGAGCTGCACCGACTACACCATAACTCGCGGCTAAAATACCGGCACTTATACCTATGTCTGCTTTAGGTACTTGTGCTAGTGCAGTTATTATAGCAAGTGAAGTTGCTTGTATAATACTCGCAATATTTATTGCTTTTTCACGTTTTGCTGCTTTTATTTGTTCTTCTTTTTTCTTTTTTTCTAAATTTAATTTCTCTTGTTCTGCATTTTTTCTCTCATTTTCTAATTTTCTTTCAATTGCTCGTTGTGTCTCTAAGTTAGCTAACGCTTCTGCTGTGTTTGTCGCATTACTATTTCTAAAAGCTTCTTCAGCTTCAGCTATCTTCTCAGCTTGTGTTTTTAGTTGTTCGTCGAGAAAAGAAATACGTTCATCTACAACTTCTATCTCTTTATCGATAGTTGCTATACGATTTTCAGATATTTGATTCAGTAAATTGTTTATTTCACCAGTTATATTTTTTGATATTTCAGCATATTGTTTTGTTTTAGCTATAGCTATATCAATTTTTTGTTGTTGTGCTTTTTCAAAAGCTTCAACATCTTCATCAGTCAAAAATTGTTGTACTTCATACAATCTTTTTATAATAGCTATACGTTCGTCAGCACTTAATTTTTCATTTCTACTTTTTTCTCGTAAGTTGTTGATAGTCTGTTGTTTAGCGTTTTCTTCTGCGACAAGTAATTCTTGTTGAATTCTTACAATTTGTTCTTTTTTTCTATTTTCTTCTTCAATTTCTTTACTGATTTTATCAACTGTAAATTTAACAGCGTCTTCATTGTACTCTTTTTGTATAGTAGTTAATTTTGTTAACAATTCTTTTTGTATCTTTTCTCTTTCTATACTTTTTTCTTTTTCAAAATTAACAATTCGCTGTTTGTCGAAAAATTCTGAGTCAATTGCAGCTTTTTGAGCTTCTGCTAGTAACTCAATTCTTTCTTTTTGCGTCTGTAAATCGAAAAGAATAACAGAATTTAACTCATTTGTCGAATCAATTTTTAGTTTATCCGACTCAATTTTGTTTTTTGTTACTTCTGTTTGTATATCGATTTGTTTTTTAGCCAACTCTTTAAGTTTATCTCCCAAATCTTCTTCGCTTTTTGTAAGACTTAAAGTAGATTGTACTTGTTCAGCTCTTAAATTTTTTATTGTATCTTCCAAAATTATCAATTCTGCCATGGATGTTCTATTATCTGTCCGTGCTTTTGCTAAAGCGTTTTCTGTTTCTACTAATTTTTTAGTTATTTCTTCGTTTTTTTGTTTTTCGTCACTTACTTCGCTTTGTTTTAGTTTTATTTCTCGCAATTGTTTGTTTGTAGTACTTAAAACAATGTTAAGTTCCTTTTCAGCCTTTAACCATTCCAGATTTTTTTTCTGCAATTCTGCTCTAGCTTCTTTATTTTTTTTAAGAGCTTCTTCGTTATCTTCAGTTTTATCTGTAAAAATTGCAACAGCACCTGCAATCGCCCCAACCGCTGCAATTAACAATCCAACGGGTCCCAATGCTGCTTTAACTGCAATACCAAGCAACTTAGTTGCAAGAGTAGCCCCATTGGTTGCAGCAGTTTCCGCAAATCTCGCAGCGATTGTTTTTGCAACTGCTATTTGTTTAGCTATTTCAACAGCTTGTGTAACTGCTCCAACCGCTACTGTAACTTGTTGTAATCGCAATATCGCTTCCTGCGCATTTTTATTCTCGCCAGCGAAACTTTGTACTAAAGCTAATCCTTGCCCAAAAGTTGAAGCTATACCAACTCCAACTTCAACAAGCTTTGTTTTTTGTTCTTTAAGAGATAAACTTGCTGCTTCAATTTGAATTTTTACTTGTTCTATTTTTTTGTTAGCTTCTATATATTTTTCTGTCCCTACTTTAGCGCCGTCCAGTTCACCTTGCAAAAATTTTAATTGTGCATTTAAATCATTTATCGATCCTGTATCGAAAGCACCCAACTCAGCACTTAATAAATTTGCAGCTTCTTTTGCACCTTTTAAATCTTCTTGCAATTTAAAAGCTTCTGCTTGCAGTTTTGTAAAAGCTTCGCTTCCAATCTCAACATTTTTTAATTCTTTTCTAATTTTTTGCAATTCTGCGACAGAGCCCGGGACTACTTTATTAGTTTCTTTAACATTTTTGTTAAGTGTATCAAAACTTTTAATACTCTCAGCTAAACCCTTAACTTCTAAGCTAATTACCTTTTTACTTTCCATTTTTGTGTGTTTTTTATTTGTTTTTGTTTGAGAATACGTATCTACATGTGTGCCAGTACTTTACACACATATATATTATTAGTTTTTTTATATACTTAAATGTATAGTATAGTATTTGTGTTACTCTTTTTAATTTTAACATAATAGTATGTATGTACTGTTAATAAGTTTTTTGTGTTTTGTGTTTTTTGTATTACTATAAACACTATATTTGCACTAATAAATACATAAAAATATGAAATACACACTTCTCATTTTCACAATGTTTCTTTTTAGTTGTACTAAAGAGACAAGTCTGCCAACCCCAACTAACGTAACTACCTCAACTTCAATGACTTGCAAAAGTTTGTGCGGTAGTTATAAGCAAGCGTTACGCGACAACGCATTAAATAACGACAATCATAAAATGCAAGAAATACAAAATAGATTAGATTACTTTAGAGAACAAATAAAAATAAAAAATTGCGATTGTTATTAAACACAGTATTATATTTTTACCAAAACCACTCGAGTTAAAGGGTTAAAAGGGTCGTACCCACTTATTTCACTTATGTAAAATAAGTGTTTATCGATTTTTATAGGTACATTATACTGTATATTTGCGACATCTTGTTCGTTTAACAGAATATTAACCTCGACTTTAACCCCAGATATTATATTGTTAAAATAATTACTAAAATTTGGTAAAGGAAACTGTTTTTTAATGTCCCAGTTGGGTAGTATTTTTGAAGATAAAGCTATACCCCGAGTACCCCCACCAATCCAAGTGTCCGAAGACGGGAGTATGGAAATAGGTTCCCATTTTTGATATATAAATTTGGGTACAAAATTGTAACTATTTGGATTATTTAGTCTATCTTTATTTTGTACAAAGTAACTTTCTTCCGTGCTATAAGCGTGACATTGTAGTCCGATTGGGGAGTCTCCGTTTGGATTTAATAAAACTGGTTGTCTAACCGCGATATTTAACCCAGTTGGAATATTATTTTGTGTTTGATATGTACGTACATCAAACAAATTTATAGTTTTAGTAATACTAGAAGTACTCAATGTACTGTCTAATGTTACTATTTCTTCTACGCTATACCTATCATTTTCATCCTTTTTGTTAACTAAACGTAAAGTTTTCACCGAAGAAAGTGGTGATATAGTAGATTCGTCGAGATTACACTTATCACTCCAATCCAATAAGTTTAGTTTATTGTTATAGTAGTCATCATATCTATTCAAATTTACTCGATTTTCATCTTCTGTAAAAATTATATTGTAAGATTCTGCTATTTCTTTTACAAAATTAACACATTTTATTGCTGGGAGCGTTTCTGCAATATTAAATTTTGTTGAAAATTGAGGAATGATTTCCATTTCTGCAAAACTACATTCCATTTGATGTACAATTAAATCACTTATCCAGTAATTAAAAGGACTAGATGTGACGGTAGAATAATTGGATTGATACACCCTCCATCCGTATAGAAATTCCACAACATCATTTTGTTTTAACTCTACTTCCCACTCCCATTCAAAATTATATCCTGTATTTGCAAATCCTGTCCGATTAAAATTTGCTGGCTCTTCTATAATTGTATAGTCAAACGGTCTCCCTAAATCTAAAACTCTGGCACCTGGAAACATGCTATCATAATTTAACCAAGCGATAACTTCTTCCTTAAAATCTCCAAATCCATAATTGGTTTCGGGATTGTCTCTCACTATTGTATTATTATTTAAGTAATTGTAAACAGTCTCTATTGTTTGTCTATTTTTTACTAAAATTGGCTGGAAAATACAATCGTTAATAAAAGGTGTAACACCCGGTGTATAAGAAGGAGTAGCAGCTTGTCCTCTAAAACTACTAAGTCCTGTATCTGTAAAACTTTTTCTATTGTTATTTATTTTTAAGTTATTAAACTTAAATCTAAACTTATATTTACCATCTTGCGGAACATTATATGCTTTCCAAGCGCGATCGCCAAACATATTATTCCAGTTTGCAAATCTTGTTTCGTTTTGAAAATGATTATCAAACCCAGGGTTGAATAACTCTTCCCCGTCATACCCGTTTGCGACTGTAAGCAAATCTGAATTATTTGAAGAGTAGTGTATACTGTTATTATAACCACTTGTTCCCAAAAAAAGTGGTTTAATACACTGCATAAAAACTTCAGAATCTTGGTAATTCGGGTCTGGTAAACGTAATAAATTAACTTGTTGTGTTCCACGTGGAACATACATGTTGTACAGAAAATTGCTAGAAGTGTTTATAGTTACAAGCGTTGGGGGTCCGGGTGAAACTTGCGGATTGTAAGGCGCATTTGCTATACTTCTTGCAATTTCAACCGTATCCACATACTTGTTATTTACAACATTATGTGTCCTAGCGAGTACTCTAGCTAACAACCCCCAATTGTATCCTTCTATTTTGTTGTTTTTTGAAGTATACGTCATCACAAAATTATCACGTATAGAATCTATGAAGTCTCCTGCAACATCTTTTCCTGCATCTTCAAAAATAGCTTCCAGTAATTTAATTACATAAACAGTAGGCAAATACAAAAATTGGTTTATCGGATACTGCTCGCTAAACCACAACTGATTACCACCATAGGTCACTGTCGCGAAATCTTTCCAGTTTTCCGGGGTGTTGCTAGCATTATATGCACTTATGTAATTATTATTAACATCTGGGACATAAAAACCCCCGTAGTTTACAAGTGGAAACGTGTTTGGGTATGTACCTTCGTAATTTTGTATCCAAACATCTTCTAAACTAACAAACTCACTTTTGTTTATATTTAATTTATTTGCTATAATTTGACTATAGTCTGTTCCAGATACACCTGTCCATTGTTTTTTAATACCAACAAAATAATATTTTCTGAAAGACTCAATTTCTGTAAGTAATTTATCTACAAGCTTAATTGTCCAACTTAAATTAGAACCCACACAATCACACTCATAACTGTCTTTTGTAATTTTGTTTACTATTAGTGTTCCCCTTAAAACTGTAACACCTCCAGACAGTATTTGAACGTCATAATTTCTGATATTTAAGAATCCTTTTTCAGTTTGTAAGTCTTCTACGTGTTCAAATATTTTTCTATTTTTTAATGTGCGCGGTAGTTTTAAGTCTAGTGTGTAATCTGCTGTTTTCGTATTTGTACTAAAATCGAATACGCGTTTGAATATCTTTACAGATAAATCTTTTGTATCAAAAACGTCTGCTTCTTCACTATTTATAAGTAGTCTCATATTTGTATGTATGTTTTTTATTATTAAATTTGTCGTGTTATGTTATACTCTGTATACTCTACTTTAACATTATATAAACTAGATGTACTATTTGTTGTTAATTCGACATCTTTTATTTTTATTTGCTTTAATACATTAAAACTATTGTAATTTAATACTTTATAAACATAAAAAGATTTACTTATTTTATATAACCATTCAGCTTGCTCTTTTGTAACGTATCCAGAATTTAATGTAGTTTCTGTTACACTTTCTGTATTATATGCGTTTATTTTACTTATATCTGCAATATAACCCGCTTCGAGACTACTCGATTTTTGATAATCTTTTGTATTATTTTTATTGTTTTGTATAAGTGTACCTTCAAAATCAAAACTATCAAACACCCCAAAATCATTTACCCATGTCAATTTTTCGTAATTTTCTTTTATTTGTGTGTCTAAAACATATTTTCTTTTAAACAAACGTACTTTAGTACCAGATATTACATTACTTCTAACAACCCCAACCTCGATTTCAAAAAATAATATTTTTTTATTATTGCTATTTTCAATATTTTGTATGTTTGTAGGTACATTCCACTTGTATACCCCACTTTCTTTCATATTAAAAAATGAAGTGTTACTCGTTACTGTTGTACCATCTAAAAATGTGTAAACTATTTGATAATATCCGTTATTGTTTAGACTAAATCTGTTGTCATCTCGGTAAATCCAACTCAGAAATGGTCTCTCATATCTTCTAATCATAACAGAATCGGGTTGAGTCGTCAATGCAGACAAGCTATCTTCTATTACTGCGTCTCCCACACTGTTATAAATACTCCAATATTTTCTGAAATCCGATGAATTTGTCGTATCATTTGCTAGGTAAGGGTCTATTATAGCGTCAAATGCAAATCGAGTTTCAGTTTCGTCGACATGTATTTTTTGTGTAACATTATCTGCGTTTTTATACTCTTCCCCAAATCTGATGTAATAAGGTTTCACTAAAGTGTTATCTAGTAAAGGAACTATATTACCGTATTCACTTAAAAAATGTTTGTTTTTGTTTAGCTCTGTACGTATATACTTACTTACATCTATAACGTAACTATTTTGTGAATTTAACGGAAGAGACAGAGTTGATATACGTTTTACTACATTATTCGTAATATTTTGAAACCCTGTATATTTTTTTGGATTAGTTAGTATATCGTTTCTGTTTATTGTGTATATTTCCACAAAAATCCTATAATCTTTTGTGGATTTTGATGAACCTATATTTTTATTTGCTGCAAGTGTAGAAGAACCAATTATTGTATCGGTTGGGGGTTTAGATATAAACCAGTCTAATGAAGGTGAACCCACCCCTGGACCCGCTGGTAAAATGTTAAATTCTGCACTTTGTGTTTTTGCAACAATATGCACTACCCATCTGGGAGTAGGGTTTAGGTCAACTGCAAATACATCATATTTTGTACTATCTAAAAAAGTTTGAAGCTTAAAAGCTAAATCTGTTGCCCATTTTTTAGTGCCCGCATCGTTAGCGACTGTAAACATCTCGTTTCTTTGTAATGCATTAGCTGTAGCTGTAAAAGTAGTATTAAAAATACGTAAAGTAGTCCCAGCTGTAATTAAAGCGCTGGCACCTGTAAACGCGATTACCAATCTCGATTTTACAACTGAAGTCGTAAGTACCTCAGTTTCAAACTCATACAGAACTGGATTTTGGACAGGGTCAATACCGATTTCAACATTTTGAAATGTTGTGGGTGTATTGTAAAAACGTTGTGTACGTGTAAAAGGCTTACGTATTAAATTTATGTTACTCATATATTTTATTTTGTTATTTTTTTGATTTGTTGATCGATTACAGAACTAAAATCGAGAGCAAGTTCAGAACTTAATTCTGTATCAATTCGGTCAAATGTTTTTTGTAAAAATGGTCTAGGTTTTATACCTTGTTGGTATATACTCGTTTGTATAGCATATACTGTTTTATTGTCTGTATCCATACCCTTCCTTTTTAACCATTTTAATAAAACCGATGTAGGTACACGTGTTATTAAAGGTCTCCTACCTTTATCTATAAACTCGTAATAATTGTTCATAATTAGTGTTATCTGTGTATCTTTAATCTCGTAACTAACTGATTTATAGAGATTTGAGTCTTTTAAGTCGATAGCTACGAGCTCTTGTTGTGCTATTTCGACTAGCGTCTCGCCTATAGCTTCCAATAATTTTTGTGTTTGCTTGTCCATTTTTAAAAATTAACTATTGGGTCTGCTGTATAGTTAATACCTATCCCGTAAGACATTGTTTCAGAAATTTCTGAGGGTGTGATGGGTTGTACTATACTACCTAAACGTTTTTGAAGTGTGTGATATACAACTAAGTTTGTTATTGTCGAAACAGGGGGGTAATTACCAGCTCCAGAATTGTAAATTTGTTGACATTCTAAATCTGTTAATGCTCTGTTAAACATTTGAAAATGAGCCATTTGTCCCCCTAACCTGTTCGCACCTGGGATGATGCCTAAATTTATATTCCCTTGGTTTACCAAATTTACTTGTGTAGTTATAATACCTGTTGCCGTATTAGTATTAACACCGTTAACAAATATACGCCAGTTAGTTCTGTTTAATCCGTTTCTTACTAATATTAAGTTAATAATTTGGTTAAAAGGTAACAAGCCAGCTGAAACGTTAAATTGTTGTACACCACCTTGCCCAGGTCCATCATTTCTAAGTGCCCAAGCTCCCGACCCATTTGGATTGTGTAGAAAAAAGATTCCCGTATTGCTAACTGAATACGTATTAAAAATTGAATGACTAACTCCAGTTGTTGTAACTTTATACCATAAACTCACAGTAAAGTCTCCTGTCCCAAAATCGTATACGGGATGGGTGGGGTCGTATAACATAGTAATTTGATCATTTACTCTATCAAAAAACCAAGCCTTTTGTAAACTAAATGCTTTACGAGATACTGTTACTGTACTTACACTACTTGTAGTTACACTGTTATTTGTACGTACGTAATATAGTTTACTATTTACTAAACTTGTATCTATTGTATCTTGTAATGTTTCGCCTTGTGCTAAAACTGTAACAAAGTTGTCATCACTCCACTCGACTGTTAGTCCTGTTGCGATAGTTTCGTTTATACTTAATGTAAAGTTTTGTGTTCCCAGTTTCCAATCCAATTGTAAATTATTTGCAGAGACTGGTAAAACGTTGGGAATCAATTGATTAACTGTAAGTGTGTGTGTCGTTACAGGACTAACATCTACCCCGTTTGTTGTACGTACGTATATTATTTGCGTACCAGGATTTTGTAAGTTTATAGTGTATGTGGTACCAGTACCCGCAACTGTAACAAAGTTATCTAAACTCCACTCAATTATTAGTCCCGCGGGTGGTTGTGTGATGTTAAAAGTGTATGTGCTACTAGATGTGTTTACAATTACATTACTATTTACGTATAAACTTACAGGTACTTGTAAAAAAGGTACAGATGTTGTAACATCTTTACATAACACATTATCTTGTACTGTCAACTCAATCTCAAATCTCCAGCCGCAAGTTCTATCTGTTAAAGAATCCATGTATGGAACTATATTGTACTCTAAACTTTTGTAGTTATCTTTATAATTATTGTATATGTAATTTAATACACTCTCGCCTATTTGTTTAGTCTTTCCTAAAATAGCGATTTCGTTACTTCTGTCTTCGAGCACTCTGTCTTGCACAACAAAGTTAATACTATATTGTTGTGTAGTTTTATTTACACTGTTAACTCGTGGAACTTCTAAAAATAGGGAAGGATATATAATATTTGCGGATTGATTTATAGTGTACAGTTCGTGTACATTAAAACTTTTTATAAATATGTTATTATCAACACATTCTCTAAAAATGTTTATTACTTCTAATAGTGTCATTTTTGTTTTGATATTTGATTTTCGAGTTTTTGTTTTTGTATTTTATAACTAATAAAGTATAAAAATTCTTGTAAATTCATTTTTTTAACATACTCTAATTTAGTAACATCATCATCTATAGCCATCATCATCAATTGATAAGCTGATGGAAAATTTCTGTTAAACTTATCTTCTAAACTGCTATATCTTCTTGTTTTTGTGTTATCATTTGTGCTTTTTGGATACACAACTGGGTAACTTTCTTTAAATTTTCCAAATTCGACAAAAAAAAACTAGAGACACTCCACACTTCACCCGCGTCCATTTCTTTTATTTCGTTTATTCTGCTTAATTTATACTTCCCGTCATAACTTTTTTCGTCTTGTGTCCAAGATAATAGACACATTGTTTTAAGTATACGTTCTTTTCTGTCTTGTATTTGTTCGATTAGAGACAAGTCTCCCCATTCTTGTACTGTCATTTTGCTTATGTCGACTCTAAACTCGTATTCTACATTATTATGTACTATTTTATTAGTATTATATTGTTTGTTTAGTATACTATTTATATCGTATTTTTGTTTTAGTTCAGCGTATTCGACTAAACTCATTTTCATTACTTCGTTTACAGACGAATTAGACAATACTGTTGTAATAAGTATATCTTTATCTATATCGTTCTCTAGTTTGTCTAGTTCGTCCAGCAAATCTAAAAACTTTTCTATACTTATACTTACACTCATACTCATATCTATATGTATTATTGTTTAGTTAAATTTTGTGTACCAGCAAGCAATCGCTAAGCTCATAACGCAGTCGTCGTGCAGCCCCGCGGGAGCATTGTAACTTACATTTCTAGTAGTCTCGTTATAAGTATATGTATAATTTATAAGCTCGTCTATTAAAATTTGATTATTAGGTATACGTATTTTCTCATTTTCGAACAGTACACATAGTCTTTCTATTATTTTTTTCTTACTTTCCATGTTAGTATTAAACTCTTTTACATTACAGCCTTCTTCCCTTAGCATTTCAACAACTCCCTGGTACATATTGTTTTCCACTCTTATATTACAATCGTTCCATTTTTGAGATAAATTTTTGATTCTAGTAACAATTTCTCTCATTTCTATTTGATTAAATCTTTGTATTTCTTGCACAACATTATTATAGTCTACGACTGTGCATACAGTATAGTCATTTTTTATTCCCACATCCACCCCCATTACGTAATCTTTTTTCCTAATCGGCTGATGTACTGTATCGTCTATACATTTATCTATGTTGTTAAATACCTCACCTCCATTTGTCAGAAATTCTGCTAAATATTCTTGTCGAAAAATGTGTTCTGGGATTTGAGACTCGACATCTTTTAAGAATTGTTTGTTTACGTAGGGACTGTCCTCTGTCTTAAATCTAAAACTTTTCCATCCTTTTTCGCCAGATACTCCTTTATTATATAATTCCCAAAATTCCCCCTTTCCCTTTGGCGTACTGATAAAAATTGCCTTATATTTTTGCATTGTCGCAAATGTTGGCTGTAGTACAGAAGCATATACTCCTCTTTTGAAGCTACTAAACTCATCTAAAATTAACAAACTAAATTTTCTGCCACGTAAATTTTCGACAGCGGGATAACTTCCCAGTCTAAAAAATATTTTAGAATTGTTTTTTAGATGTATCGTACACTCTGTATTGTTTACATAACTAAACAATTTTAAATGTTTGAATAAGTTTATAAACTCTGTAAATACTACTTTTCTTTGATCGTGACTGTAACAGATGTATCCATTTTCTGTGTTTTTATTATCAATTGCCCATTTTAGCAGCACATTACAACATAACATAGTTTTACCAAAACGCCTACCAGCACAAATTACTATGTTATTAAATTCTTCATTTTCTATAAATTCCAGAATTTCTAACTGTTTTCCGTGTGGTTTAAATAATTTAATTTGTTTTATTATCTTATTTTTTTTAACAGTTTTATATGTTGTATCGTGTCTCATACTCTTCTTCTACATTATAAATTAGTTGTTCTAGTTCTTGTATTCTTTTTTCTATCTCTAATTTTTCTCTAAATTTGTTTGTTGCTGTTGTTTTTTTTAAGTCTTTACTGTAACTCCACACTAACATTAAATTTTTTAATTGAGAAGGATGTATATCATAAATGTCAGCTATGTCATTTTTTACAGATTCTATTATTTCTTTTCGTCTTTGAATAGGTATATCTGCATATGTGTCAGAAATTATTAGAGTATCAAAACAATTAACATCGTTTAACACTGTTACATCTCTGTACACATGTTCATAAAAAGTTTGTTCTCTCTCATTCATATGCCCAACATTCTTTCGATTTCGATTTGTAAATCTCGCAAAATAGCACACTCTTCATAATTTTCTTTAGTTTCGCAATATAATCTTCTGTTATCTATGTGTTCGTAAAACCGCCAAATTTGCGATATTGATAAATTTTTTAAGTAATTAAATAGTTTATAATAGTCATCTTCTGTTTTGTTTTCTTTATAAATTACGTTTTTAACGTCTATCATTTTTACAATGTATCTTTTAGTTTCCATCTTCTCCAAAATATTTTTGTATTTTTATACACATTCTACGTAGTCCGTTTTCACAATTGCAAAATTTTACGTTTTTATTAAAAATTTGTGTATATATTTTTCTTAATTTTACGTAATTCTCTTGCACGTTTTTAGCATTTATCGAAACGCGCATCTTATATCTCTCGTCAAAAAAGAAGTTTTTTAATTCTGTAAACTCTTTTTGTATATCATCAACTGTATTCATATTAAAAAAAAGGATTGTTTTTTTGTAAGAGTACTTGCAGCCAAAACGCGATTATACTACATATAATAGTATCTATTGTTACATTGTATAAAATTGTTAGTGTTATAAATGTAGTCCAAAAACTTAAACAATACTCACAATTTAATAATTTTGTTGGTATTTCGTATTTACACAAAATCCATATTGAGTATAAGTACACAACAAATGTACATATTAGTGTTATTTTTAGTTGTATTAACATTTGTTAAATACTTGTTTTAGTGTTTTTTTACTTATATTATAGTGTTCACACACTTTATTGTTAACTTCTCTTAAAATTACGCGCAATCTGTTGTAAGGGATGCCCAGTTTTTTAGACAGTTCTCGCTGTGTATCATCTGTATGTAAATAAGTGTACCAAATTATCATTTTTGTGTGTGTCGTCAATAACGATACTGTTATTAGTAAACTATGTAACTGTATCTGTTTGTTTAACTCTTCTTCTTTTTTATTTTGCTCTTCGTCTAAATCAAAAAAATAATTGTTTTGATAGAACATACTGTCTAAAGAGCTATAGTTTTTGTGTACTATATCTTCTACATGTTCGTTTTTTAATGTTTTTCCGAAAAAGTTTTTCATAACTCATTTTTTGTTTCGTCTTTTTTAAGTTTTAATCGTAACTCTTGTTCAAATAACTCTAATTTTAGTAGCAGTTTCTCTTCTTCTACTTTACGTAAGTATCTAAACGTTCGCATCTCGATATCTAACAATTTAGCGTGTACGTCTTGTATTTGTTCTTCAAAGTTTTTCATATTATTGTAGTTGTAGTTTTTTTGTGTTTTGTGTAGTTAGTTGTAATTCAAAAAAGTCTTTTCTTACTTTTTCGTATGTGTTTCTAACAGTGTTTACGTTTGTCAGAATTTTTGATATTTCGGGGAGTATCGGCATGTTGTATAAATTCCATTTCGCATAGTAATTGTCAGAAAAAAATACTATAAAAAACGGTATAGCTTTTAATTCGAATGCTGCTTTCATCATTTCGTCATACTTTCGCTTTTCTAACAAAATAGTATTATATTGATTGTGTGTTATATTACGTACTTTTATTTCGTATATGTGTTTTATATACACTTGTTTGTTATCTATTGTGTAGTTAGTTATAACTCCGCCTTCTTTTATTTGAATTGGGTAGCTTACCATAACGTCCCATCCCATTTCAAAATTCGGACCCTCTTCTAAAATTGCTAAAGGGGATTGTGTTTTTATAAGTTGTTCTAGTTTGTCGAATCCTATTTTTTCTTCTTTTTTGTATAACATAGTAGTATGTGTGTGTGTTTGTTTAATGTATATATCTTATAAAAATATTGTTTTTTTCGCTTTTACCTTTTTTTTTTTATTTTTTTATTATTTTTCGTATATTTTTTTATTCGATTGGTTCGGTACTAATCGAACTAACTATTAGCTACTATAAAAAACGCACATAAATCGCGTATACCGAACGATAATTAGGTAGGTGGTATCTGTATATCAAAATGATGTTGCGTGTCTCATATCGCTTTATATTTAGTTTTTTTATTTTTTTTACATGTTTTTATGTGTTTTCATTTAGTTAGATTAGTTCGTTTAGTTCGTTTAGTTCGGTACAGACCGAACCAACTGTGTAGTTTGCGTGAGTTTTTAAGTTCGTTTAGTTCGTTTAGTTCGTTTAGTTCGGTACAGACCGAACCAACTGTGTAGTTTGCGTGAGTTTTTAAGTTCGTTTAGTTCGATTAGTTCGTTTGGTTCGGTACAGACCGAACCAAATATATGCGTTTAATGCACGTAGAGCGCGATTTTGCTGTTTTTATGTGTGTTTTTGTGTGTTTAGTAATGTGTTTCGTTACGCGGATTCGAAAGATTGTGAATATGAGAAAAAAAAGAAGTGTAACTTGCGTTTAATGCACGTAGAGGGCGATTTTATTTTGTATACTTACGAAATGAGCCTGCGAAAACGCTCTTTTGTACCAAGTTTTTTTTAAGGTTTTTAGATATTTTTTTAAGTGTTTAACTTTAGTTCGGATTTCAACAAAAACAAAAATATAGAGGTAGTTACAAGTTTTACCCCCAAAACCCGTAACTTTTGCTGGGGGGTTGTAACCATAAAAACCGTGTTCTATATACTTACAACTATATAAGTTACAGGTTACAGGTTACAGGTTATGTTTTAAAGTGTATATAAATTGATGTATTTTATAGTTGTATATTTAAGTATTTTAGATAAATATTACTATTTTTATATAATATGTTTAAAGTAAGTTTTTGCCTGTAACCCTGTAACCTTAGACGCAACTAACTGATAATCAACAATTTACGAGGTTACAGCTTTCCAAAGTAACGTGTAACTTGTAACCTTTGTAAACTTTGTAAACTTTGTAAACTTTTGTGCACGTATAGCCCCAACAAGGTCACATATGAATAAAAATGACAACATACACTTATTTCGCATTTACATGCGTTTTGAGACACTTTAGTATAAATTGATATAACGACATAGCTAAGTATATAATCGTGCGTTATACGTAATCTCTGTGCGTTTTTTGACTATACGATTAGTTCGGTCTGTTACGAACTAAAAAAACTTAAAAAAAAACTTAAAAAAAAATTTGAATTTATAGACAAAAAGCTTATTTTTGAGATATAGAACAAGATATATAATTAAAATAACGCAGAACAATTATGAAGACCACACACACACACAACAGCTTAGTAAACGAACACACAGTTACTATTATCAAAAATTTGACAGATAGAGATAGTAACAACTACGTTTACAAAAGTGTAGAAGAACTCTACAAACTAATTATTTCTAACAAATACGAGAAGTTACAAACAGAAATAAAAAACAGTTTAGTAAACTTAACAGAAGAAGAAACAAAAAAACAGTTAAAGTTAAGTTTACCTTGTTTTATTAGTAACATTACGCAGGGATTGACACTTACAGACGTAACAGACTATACGAACGTAGTAACGCTCGATATCGATAAAAAAGATAATACACACTTAGTAAATTTTGATGAAGTAATTTTAGAGATATGGGAAAATTTAGGAACTGATGTAACTAACAAACGTACTAATATAACTACTAAAGTACATAACTCTATACTTATGTACCAGACGATGTCTGGGGGTTATAGACTATTAGTAAACACATGTGTTAAAAACGAAAACGACTATAACACTAGTGTTAATTACTTAATACAACTAATATACAAAAATTTTAATGTTAAAATAGATGCAAGCTCAGCTCAACCTAACCACAAAATGGTAATTTTTTCTGACAAACAGGCAAAATTTAGAGATGTTACAATAGCATTAGAAGTTCCAAAAAATTTTAAGAATGTAAAAAAAGAAACAAACAACACAAAAGATTTTACAAAAAATAGAAAAAGAGTAATAAGTAGTGTAGATATTGATATACAACAATTACAAGAGATTATAGAACAAATACATCAAAAATGTGACAAAAATACATTTGCTGAATATTCGGAATGGATAAAATTGGGATATTGTTTAATAAGTTTAGGATTAACTGAAAAAGAGTTTTGTTTTTTAAGTAGTACAGCACATAATTATAACAAACAAGTATGTATTCAAAAATTTTATGAATTAGAACAAAGTTTTGATGAAAGTAAAGCCCCAAAAATACAGTATTTTTTATATTTAGCTGAAAAATTAGGTGTATCGTTGGAAAGAAAAATTTGGGAAAAACACAAATATAAAAGAGTAGATACAGAAAGAATAATTGAAGAAATATTTACAGAATATAAATATTCATATGATACGTTTACAGCTAAAGAATATGTAAATGAAAAAGAAATTGATGAGATACATGTAAATGTAGTATGTTCTCGTATAAAAAATAAATTTAGACTAGACATTACAAAAAGATATGTGGGTGAATGTATTACAAGTTTAGCTATAAAAAACACATTTTGTAGTGTAAATAACTTATTAAATAAATTAGACACAAATGTAACGTACAATAGTATAAATCCAATTGATTTTAACGAATTTCAGAAATTGTGTAAAGAGTTGGGATTGAGTGAGTTAGAAGAAAAAATGTTATTTAGATATTTGCTTGGATGTTTTATAAACTTTACGAACGAAAACGGTAATAAATATTATGACGAAATACTAATTTTACAAGGCGAACAAGGGGTAGGTAAAACTTGGTTTGTTAAAAATGTATTAACAAAATATTTTTCTCTTTTTGTTAAAAAGGCAGAATATAGCACAAAAAAGGATGACAGAATGAAGCAAGCTACAAGTTTATTTTTATTCGATGATGAACTATCTTCTTTAAGCAGAAACGATAGTAACATAATAAAACAATTAACAAGTGAAACTTCTTTTGATGAAAGACTACCTTATGCAGCCAAACTAAATTATTTTACAAGACGTTACAATTTTATAGGATGTACAAACAACAATTGTGTGTACAATGATTTAACTGGAGGTAGACGTTTTTTGGTTATTAACTTAAAAAATTACGAAAGAGGTATAGAAAAAAGAATAAACATGGAAAAAATATGGGGGTTTTTTTACAGATTACATATGGATGGGTATGATTATAATTTTTATGATATAAATATTGAGTTAAAAGAAAAACAAGAAGAAGTAAGATATATAAGCACAGATGAACTTATACTGGGTGATATGATAGAAGTTTCTAACAAACCTACACTATTATCAAATTTAATTACAGAGTACAATCAATTCTACCCATACAACAAACTAACCACAACCGCATGGGGGTTGATTATGAAAAAAAATAACATAAGGCAAGAAATAAAGAAGATAAACAAAAAAACTTGTAGACTGTATTACTGTAAATTAAGACATATGAACATCAAAAATTTGGAAAGTAAAGAATTAGTTACTACATTTGTAGATTAAGATATATATAGTTGTTGTGTTCATTACTGTGTGTAGGGGGGTTGTGGTGACCTCCCTACTTTTTTTTATAAAAAAAAAATTGTAAAAACTTGTTAAAACGACTTTTTTATATTATATTTGTGATATATACATTAAACCGAGACACAGCTATGATACACATTTACCCAAAAATAACAGACCCAAAAATTACATTTGAGCAAGAAATGAATTTAACAATAGATATGTTAAATATAATTAGTCCTATAATAAAAATGATTTATGAAGATACTGAAACTGTAATAACACACGATATAATACTACAACTAGAACGTATAAAAAATGACAAAACAGACGACTGGGCTGTACTTATAAATATAAAAAGAGATGAATACAAACATTTAGATGACGAAGAGTTTATTTATTTTAGAGATAATTACAAATTACAGGCACCAGAATGGATTTACAATTTAGTAAATTATATAAAATACGAAGAAGAAGATAAATACGATGAAAATTTAGATTTTGATTTATATGTGAGATTTGACAAAAAATTATTATACGATTGGGTTAAGAGTAATTACAACACATATTACTCTTATATGAAAAATAAAGAAAAATACTATACACAAAAACTAATAGACACACTATAATATGACACAGATGATAGAATAATCTCTAAATTATTTTAATGTTAAAATATCTCAAATATAATATAAAAACTTGTAAAAACAACTTTTACATGTTATATTTGAGATATATAAAGTAAGAGACACACGTCTTCTGTTCTGTTTGTTCTGTTCTGTTCTGTTCTGTGACCCCACTAGTAGCCTACTAGTGGGTTTTTTTATGAGAGTTATTAAACTAGATATATACTAATATGAATAACACAACACTAAACACACACAAAAAAGACAACAGACAAACAAAAAACACAAAATTAGATTACTATACACAAATAGATACAATACTAAAAAGTACACTTACACAAGATATAAGTGTACTTTTTAATGTTGTAAAAGAAAAACAGTGTAGTAGTTTTTACTTGTATGTGTATTATAAAACACAAAGTAAAAAAAACTTTATAAATTACATTAATTTACATCATATTTTTAATTTTTTAGATATTATTAAAATAATAGACTATATTACTACTAATAATTTACAAAATTTTGAAACATGTAAAACTAAACTAACTAATATATGTTGTAAACAAAATATATTTTATAGACGTTTTTATATTAACATACTACTAAACAGTATATTACATCGTATAACAAAGCACAAATATCTAATTAAACAACATTTAGACTGTCTAAAAGAACAGATACTGTTAGACTTGTATAATTGTAAC